GCGCACGGGGGATCGTCGCCCAAGTGCCCGTGGTGCGGAAAGTTCCGCCGCCTCGCCGACTTCGCCGGAGCGCCCACAAGCGCGACCGCTGGAGGAATCCACATGGACTTCGGGCCGAAGTGCCGACACTGCCGAGAGAAAGGGAAGTCAGATGCCTGACATGATGATGCGCCCGCTTACCATCTGGACATGCCAACGCTGCGGAGAAGAGCAGCGGTCAGACCGCGACACCTATTGGGCGCAGGTGATTCGCCGCGTAGAGTTCGTGTGTCCTGAATACGGCATCAACGGCGGAAAGATCGAGGCCCTGCTATGCGGAGGATGCCGCCGGTCGGTGCTTGCAGGGATCGTTGAACTGGTGAAGCGCAGGAAGCCCGCCCTGTGAAGCGCACCCGCCGCAACAGCAGGACCAAAGCATGGGCAACGCTATCGCGCGCCGAACATCGACTGTGGATTGAATGGCAAGCCGCTATGGATGCGAAGGCGCCTGCAACGGAATTGATGAAGCGCGCCGCTCGATACTGGCACACTTACGATCATTTCCTTCGCGCAAACCACTGAAACCCGGCCCCGCGCCGCACAATCGACCACAGGAGCGAAACGTGGACTACAAGGACTTCCTAGAAAAGAAGTCACAGCGCGCCGACGATGGAGGATTCGCGCCCCTCTTCATGCCGTCATTTCTATTCGACTTCCAAGCCGCACTTGTCGAGTGGGCAGTCCGCAAAGGACGAGCCGCAATCTTCGCCGACTGCGGACTCGGAAAGACGCCGATGCAACTCGTCTGCGCACAGAACATCGTCGAGAAAACCAACCGCCCTGTGCTGATTCTGACACCCCTGGCAGTCGCGTCCCAGACCTGCGAAGAGGGCGAGAAGTTCGGCATCGAATGCCACCACGGGCGCGACGGACAAGTACGGCCTGGGGTCAACGTCGCCAACTACGAACGGCTCCACTACTACAACCCCGCCGACTTCGCCGGCGTGGTCTGCGATGAATCCTCCGCCATCAAGGCCATGAGCGGGCAGCGCCGAAAGGACGTGACGCGGTTCATGTCCAAACACCAATACCGGTTCCTTTTCACCGCGACGGCCGCGCCGAACGACTACATCGAACTCGGCACAAGCAGCGAGGCGTTGGGGTACTTGGGCCAGAAGGAAATGCTCACCAATTTCTTCCGGTCAACCGACGGCGCCGAACACGTCTTCTTCAAGCAGGACGATTTCTGGAATACGCACAAATTCATGTTCAAGGCACACAGCGAGGAACCGTTCTGGCGCTGGGTCTGTTCATGGGCGCGAGCAATCCGGCGCCCTTCCGACCTTGGCTTTTCTGACGAGCGGTTCAATCTGCCGCCGCTCAACGTAATCCAACACATCGTTGAGAATCCAGAGCCTCCGCCGGGCGAGTTGTTCCATCGCGTCGCGCACAGTTTGAAAGAGCAGCGCGCCGAGAGACACCAAACGCTCGCACGCCGCTGCGAGAAAGTCCTTGAACTCGTCTCGCACAACCGCCCCGCCGTCGTCTGGTGCCACTCCAACGAAGAGGGCGACTTGCTGGAGGACATGATCCCGGGATGCGTCCAGATCGCAGGGCGCCACAGCGACGAAGAGAAGGAAGAATCCTTCGCCGCGTTCTCCCACGGCCAAGCGCGCGTGCTCGTCACGAAGCCGAAGATCGGCGCATGGGGACTCAACTGGCAGCACTGCGACCATATGACGTTTTTCCCGTCGCACTCCTTTGAGCAGTTCTACCAAGGCGTCCGCCGGTGCTGGCGCTTCGGGCAGAAGAACCCCGTCACGGTTGACATCGTGACGACCGAAGGCGAGGCCGGTGTCACCGGCAACCTCAACCGCAAGGCAGCAGCGGCAGACCAAATGTTTGCCGCGTTGGTCCGCGAGATGAACAACGCGCTGGCAATCAGCCGCGCGGAAAACCACAAGAGCGAAATGGAGCTGCCCGCATGGCTGTGATCGAGAAGAAAATCGGAGAACGATTCGCCCTCTACAACGGCGATTCCTGCGAAGTCCTGCCGTCCCTTCCCGCCGAGTCCATCGGCCTGTCCATCTACTCGCCTCCGTTCGCCGAGTTGTACAACTACAGCGACAGCCCGCGCGACCTCTCCAACTGCGTATCGCTGGAGGAGTTCATGGAGCACTACGCTTTTCTCATCAGGGAAATCTACCGCGTCACGAAACCGGGGCGCCTCACATTCGTGCATTGCATGGACACGATGAAGGGCCAGCACTACCGCGACTTCCCCGGAGACATCATCCGTGCGCATGAGGCGGCAGGCTTCGCATTCCACTCCCGCCGGTCCATATGGAAAGACCCGCTTCGGGTCGCTATCCGCACGCGCCTGCTCTCGCTGATGCACAAGCAACTCGCCAAGGATTCGGCACGCTCTGCCGTGGCTGGCGCCGACTACCTTCTCGGGTTTGTCAAGCCCGGCGTGAACGCTGACCCGATTGCGCATCCCTGCGGGTTGACCGCCTACGCTGGCGAGGAACGCCCGCCGGAGGAACTCATCCGCAAGTACCGCGATTGGGACGACCCCAAGACCAACCGCCTCTCGCACTGGATATGGCGACGCTACGCATCAAGCGTTTGGATGGACATCCGCGCCGGCCGTCTTCTCCCCTACAAGAAGGCCAAGGAGAAGGAAGAGGAAAAGCACGTCTGCCCGCTTCAACTCGACGTCATCGAGCGCGTCCTCACCCTGTGGAGCAATCCCGGCGACGTGGTTCTCACCCCGTTCCTCGGCATCGGGTCGGAAGCCTACTGCGCAATCCGCATGGGGCGGAAAGCTATCGGCATCGAACTCAAGCCGTCCTACTACTCGCAAGCCGTCCGCAACGTCGAGAGCGCCCTCTCGCCGTTCGCCGCAGACGTTGACGGGGATATGTTCGGAGGCGACATGTTCGGCGGAGGATTCGAGGAGGAGTCCGACGCCGACGAAACCGAAGGCGACGCGATGGACGCCGAAGGCGACGCCCCGTGACGCTCCGCCCCTACCAACTCGACGCCGACGCCCGGACCCGCGAAGCACTCAAGCGGCTCCGGGCTGTCGGCAAGCGCCCCGCCGTCCTTGTCGTCATGCCCACAGGCGGCGGCAAAACCGTCCTCTTCGCCGAGGGCATCATTGCCCGCGCCGTTAAGAAGTCTTCCTCCGCTTGGGTAGTGGTCCCCAAGAATCAACTCGTCAAGCAGACCTCCCGCAAGCTCGACTCCATCGGCATTCCGCACGGCATCATCCAAGCCGATTCCTGGCGCACCAACTACGCGGCGCCGGTTCAAGTGTGCTCAATCTGGACCCTTGTCCGTCGTCTCGACAACCTCGCCCACAATCGCCCGCACGTCGTCGTCTGGGATGAAGCCCACCACATCGCCGAAGGGAACAGCTACGCCAAGGTACTCGATTGGCTTGGCCCTTCCGTCGTCTCTGTCGGCTACACCGCGACGCCCTGCCGGCTCGACGGCAAAGGACTCGGCAGCGCGTTCGAGGAAATGATCGTGGCCACCGATATTGCCGACCTCACGGCCCAAGGCTTCCTTGTGCCCGCCCGCGTGTTCGTTGCCGCCAAAGGCCCCGACCTCGACGGCGTTCGGAAGTGCGGCGGGGACTTCAATCAGAAGCAACTCGGCGAGCGCATGGGCACGTCTCGAATCCTCGGGGACATCGTTGTCGAATGGAGCAAGCACGGCGAAGGCAGGCGAACCGTCTGCTTTGCCGTCAACGTGGACCATTCGCAGCAGATCGTCGCGGCCTTCAAGACGGCAGGAATCCCCGCCGCGCATATCGACGCCGACACACCCGACGCCGACAGGGACCGACTCATCGCGGCTCTCGACGCGGCGGAAATCAAGGTGCTATCGAGCGTCGGCGTCTTCACCGAAGGCTTTGACCTGCCAAGCGTCGGCGCCGTCATCATGGCACGCCCCACCGCCTCCCTCTCGCTTTACCTTCAGATGGCAGGCCGCGGCGTTCGCCCGGCCAAAGGCATCGCGACTGCCGGCGAGGATTGTATCTTCCTGGACCACGCGGGGAACACGGTGCGCCACGGCTTCATTACCGACCCCCGCGACTGGAGCCTTGCCGACGGCGCCAAGAAGCCCAAGCAGGAACGGGAGCAGCGCGAGGTTCTGGTTGAGCGCGAAGGCGTTCAGCGCGAGCTTGCGATTGCAGACGACACCCCGCTCGTCGAAATCACCGCGGCGGGATTCACTACCGACGATCCCGGTTTTCTCCGCTCGAAACACGGCAAGGTCGTCCCCGTCACGCCGGAACAATGGGAGGCTGTCAAGGCTGAGGAAACCGACCTGCGCGCCTTCTACTGCGCCGCCGTCGACGCGGCTTTCATCGCGGGCGAAGAGGCTTGGGTGCCTTCCTACGAATGCAAGCGCCAGTTCGGGCGCAAGCCAACCACCAAGCAAGAGCACGAATGGAGCAACGGAAGGATCAAGTTCGGGTTCGACTACCGGACCAAGAAGCACGAACGGCAATGGCAGCACACCACGCAAGGAGCGAGCAAATGAAACACTCGGAAATTGCAAGAGCGACTCAGCCGGAATCGCCTCAAGAGGACTTCCTTTCCGACCTCGCGGAAGACTGGCGAGAATACTGGTGGGGCATGCCGTCTTTCGATCAAGCAGGAGACGCGACTCCCGCCAAGAAGATCACGATGAACTTCCTCAGTCTCGACGACTTCCGCGAGTTCTGCGAAAAGCTGGGATTGCCGAAGGGCGCGCGCGCGGATTCGGCGTGGTTCCCGCATCAGGAACCGTTCAAGGGGGAGTTTGAGTTCATCGGCCCGAAGGCAACCACGCGCTACCCCGTTTGTATCCCGTCCAAGGGCCGCTGGGACGTGCAGAAGACGGGCGACGCCCTCTATCGAATGGGAATCAACCACCTCTTCTTTGTGGAGGAAACAGAGGCGGACAAGTACCGCGATACACTCGGCGAATACGGAATGAGCCTCGCAAGAGTAAAGGGCACCGACCAATGAGCGACCGAGACGACGATTTCCACCCCCTCCAGCATGAGGCGTTCGTAAAGATGGCAGAGCGGGAAGCAGGGCCGCGCACCTACACCATAGAAGTCACCGCGGAAGACATCGCCAACGGCATCCCAATGGAGCCGTGCAAGTGCCCTATTTCGCTCGCCGCAACCCGCTCAATCGGGTATCCGTGCGCCGTCGCTGTTGACTACATCCGAAAGCGGTACGGAGACGACCACGCCGCGCTTCCGAAAGAGGCCGCCGACTTCGTTCTCAGATTCGATTCAGGCCGTCCCGTCGCGCCCTTCCAATTCGAGGTCACGCTATGAAGATCGCCCTCTGCGGACGCGGCGGCACCGGCAAAACAACCCTCGCGGCGGAGCTCTCCCGGCGCCTCGCCCTCCCCATGATTTCCGAGCAAGTCCGCGTCGCCGCCCGAAACCTCGGCATTGAACGCATCGACACCATGGACCGCGATTCACGCATCCTCCTCCAGGGCGTCGCCCTCGCATCGCAGCGCCACTTGGAGGACTTCTACCACGCCAGCGGCTTCGTCTCCGACCGGTCCACCTACGACTATCTCGGCTACTACCGCGAGCTTCTTGGCGGCCCCGCTGTCCACACCTACGCGGCCCTCGCCTTCCAATCGCGCTACGATGCAATCATCGTCGTCACGCCCTACGGCGGACCACGGGAGGACGATGGCTTCCGCTTCGGCGACTCATTCGCTCAAATCGAGGCCAACGTGGAAGCGTTCATCCTCTCGCGAACCCTTCACGTTCCCCGCCTCATCCTCTCCGCCGGCACGATCCCCGACCGCGTGGCCGATTGCATGGCGTTCGTCGAGCGCGTCCGATGACCATCCACCCAATCGACACCGCGCCCCGCGGCGACGGCCTTGTCCGCCTCGTCACGGCAAACGGCGATATTCTCGTCTGCCAATGGTTGCCGTCCTATCGGAAATGGGTCTGGCAACTCTGCGGCCTCTACTTCTCTGATTCCGTTTTCGTCGGGTGGACCGTATGATATACGGTTCCGTTTGCAGCGGCATCGAAGCCGCAACGGTCGCATGGCATCCGCTCGGTTGGCGCCCCGCATGGTTCGCCGAAATCGAACCCTTCCCGTCCCGCGTCCTCGCGCACCACTACCCCGACGTGCCCAACCTCGGCGATTTCACCACCATCGGAGCGGATCGTGGACCAGTTGACATTCTTGTCGGAGGAACGCCTTGCCAAGCCTTCTCCATCGCCGGAAAGCGCCTCGGATTGGATGATCCTCGCGGCAACCTGGCGCTGGAGTATCTCGCGCTGGCTCGCCGAACGATGGCTCGATGGCTCGTCTGGGAAAACGTGCCCGGAGTCCTGTCGTCAAACGGCGGACGGGACTTTGGCGCCTTCCTCTGTCACCTTCAGCAACTCGGGTATGGGTTCGCCTACCGAGTGCTGGACGCTCAGTTCTTCGGAGTGGCCCAGCGACGCCGCCGTGTGTTCCTTGTCGGACATTCTGGAGGAAACTGGCAGCGTTGCGCCGCGGTACTTTTTGAGCGCGAAAGCCTGCGCTGGAATCCTCCGCCGCGCCGAGAGAAGGGGGAAGCTAGGCCGTCTCCCTCGCTCTATGCGAAAGGCGCGGGAAGAGATGACCACTTCGCATCCAACGGCGGACTCGCACACACGTTGCGAGGCATCGGATTCGACGCCAGCGA